TCAGCGATGGTTTAGATTGGGTCGCGCCAGCGCGGGCGCTCCGCTCCATAGAGAGCTGGTCGCCCATTCCTTTTTCAGGGTCTTTGCAACAGAATCCCATGAGGGCATCAGGTGTGCTTCGCTCCTCTTTTCTTTGATGAGCAGAGATTGAAGTTTTTGGCGTTGTGAGCCTGGGAGAGTGATTTTTAAAAGACCTTTCGCAATGTGCTCATTACTCTCAAATGACGGCCATGCTCCGTTTATAAAAACATCGTTCAAGTGTGGACCCTGAGTATGGGCCAGAAAGATACCACTCTGAGCTCTCATATTGGAGTTGCCGATGTTCGGTGGTGTCGTGAGCGTAACTGAAAGACCGTCTCCTCGAGGGACTTCGCTAAGCTTCAAAGCCCAAACGCACAGATCCTTTTCAAAATGCACATTTTCTCCAATTGCAAAGAAAGCCGCGGTTAAGGGATCGTCAGACCAATCCAGAAGCTGTGTTGGGACACCGTGGTGCTGAGCCAGTGCGAGGAGAGAAATATCGATGTAGGGAACATAGTCCCAAGGAGAGGTAATCAGGCTCCTTTGTATCTCCCATGGAATTTCAAGTCCCACGTTGCGGCCTAACTGCGCGAATTGAATAGCAGCCTCTGATAGCGCAAAACGCCAAAAAATAGCCTGGTCTTCATTCCTCAACGACCAAAGCTCTGTAACTTGCTTGGAGCTCCACGCGACAGCTCTCATAAGCGCACTTACATGAGGGTTATCGTCCAGGGGCCGCCATCCTTTCGGAATTAGCTGCCAATCCGCATCTGCATGCCCTCTAAACACGTGCGATGGTCTGTCGACGAAGTGATCCCACCAGTGATTTGCTGATGGTCGAAGGTATTCCAAGAATTGTTCGGCGGTGGTTAGGGAGATCGTCTGCAATTTTTGTTTCCGGTTCGAACAGACAACGGTGACGCCGCCTTTACCTAGATCATGAGTGCCGTTGAGGCTTGGCCCCTCGAAGAATGAGGCGGGCGTTAGAGCCCACCTCAAAGGACTCTTAAGCGCCCCTCATAGGCTGTTCAAGTGGGCAGTTTTGAGAGTTCGCCACGCATACGCTGCAGCCAGACTGACCACTCCGTTACCGGCCGCGTCGGATCGGTCCACCCGATCGGCCACCCCATGATCCAATCCGAAAAATTCGGGTTGAAGGTCAGGTCGCCGATCAAGGATCTCGGCCCAGCATTTAAAGTGAGATGGAGGGGGCGCGAAGAGGGGAACGTGAAGGCCTTCGTCGGTCGAGCTCCGCATGCCTTCATCAAGAGCCAGATGCTCGTCCAGAGACGTGCCGCTTTGCCCAAGGCTATCTGACTGCCGGTCTGGGTCGGATCGTCGCGCATCAGGAAGCAATCGCTCACCAGCTGAAGCTCTATCCTCGCGCAGTAGAGGGACTTTGTCGGCGTGGGCCATAATGAAGAGCCTGCGTCGTATCTGGCTCGCACCGCATTCGAGCGCCGAGAACAATCCTGCTTTGACTGTAAAGCCCAGTCCCTGAAGGTCCCGAAAGACTGAATCGGCTCCCAGGGACATATGGCCTTCGACATTTTCGAAGAAGCACCATTCGGGCTCGATTTCGCTGATGATGCGCCTGACGTGAGGCCATAGGTGCCGGGGGTCTTCTTCGCCTTTCCGCCTTCCTGAAAAGCTGAACGGCTGGCACGGATATCCGGCAGTGAGGACATGAACCTTGTTGCGCCAAGCTCGGCCGTCGAAGGTGGTAACGTCATCCCAGAGAGGTGCCTTATCCAAGGTCTCGTCTTCCATCCGAGCCACGAGAGTGGCCGCAGGGAATGCTTCCCGTTCGACGTAACAAACAGTTCTATAGGTGGGTTCTGCGATGTGCAGTCCGAGTTCGAGACCTCCAACTCCTGCACAGAGTGAGAGGCCGGTGAGATCATTTCCGGAGGTATGTAGAGCCACACGAGGTCATCCTTGGTTGCCGCTCCTGGCGGTCGGTTAAGGGCTCTGCTGGCCTCAAGTGATTGAACGTGCCGCAACGGCGGCACTTGATTTCGATATCGTTGGCGATGGCATCCTGTCGAGCCCTAAAAAGGAGCGCCGAACAGGAGCCACAACGGATATTTTCCATGTCAAAAAGTCCACGACTCAGTCACAGAAGTCCCGCCCTGCAGGGTACGGGTGTGACAGTTATCGATTTGCACTGTCGGACGGGTCGCGTCGCCAAACTAGGCCCGTCGTTGGGGTGCGTAAAACACCCTGACCACCCGGTTATTTCCGGGTGGGTATTCACGCCTTAAGCCGCATAGCGCTTGTAGTTGTTCACCTGAAGCTTTTGCGCCTCGATGAATGTCCAAGGCATCCTTGACCGTTTGCCGAAGTCAACGACATCGAGGCCAGCGCGCACGCCCTGCCACGGGTATTGGAAGAACTGCGTCTGAATCCTGTGGCCGGGATCCGCATCACGAACCGGTGCGGTGTCGTCGATCGCGATCGACCCATCGACGTGCCCAAGCGGGCATATTCCGCCGCCACTGACATATGATCTGTTCGAGGCCGTCGACAGGTGAGGCTTTCGAGTTTCGTAAGGCGCACTGCGATCAAACGCCGAATGAGGCACCCATGTCGAGATCTGCAGGCACAGATGATCTACCTTGAATGGATAAGTGACGTTCCCCGGAGTGGCCGGAAAAACTGGATCGCGTAGTTTCTTTGGCACATTTGGATCTTGGTTGGCCCACGTCGCCAGAGTGTAGACATATCCGGCCTTATCGACGGCTGTAGGGTCCAACAATCGGTGCGGCGTGTTGTATGCATACTTGCCGTCCTCTTGAGCTTTCGCACTATCGAAGTTGTCCGAACCAAATTGCGTGCCATCCGCATACATTCGGTTTCCGGTCACGAGGCCTTGCGGGTCTCTCGATGCGGCTGGCTTCGTGACGAGGTTTGGCGTCGAGTGGTGGTTTCCGAGTGCGAGCGACCAGTCGCCACGATTATCCTTTTGCGGATCGCCCGCTGCCATAGCGAATTGCCAAGCAAGGTTCGTAGACTGCGCATTGGTCTCAGTGAAGCCGAAGGTGATCGCGCCGCCGTTAATGGCGTCCCAGAAGTAGTTATCACCGGCCTGATACGAATTGAGCGTGGAAAGATCGGGGCTGCGTAGACCCATCACGCCGAGATCCGGGTGCGTATAGGCATAGGCCCATGTACTTCCAGAAGTGTTCAGCTGCAACGTGAACTTGCCGTTTCGGCCGGTGACACGGCCGGTCGCAGTATCGGCGGAGGCATAGTTCACGCCATCATCCGTCATCGCGTTCAACTCGGCTTTCGAGATGACCATATGGGCCTGACCAATGGCCGACATTTTCGCCTGAACAAGAAAGTCTTCAATTGCTGAAGTGGTGGCCTCCATCAGAATGAGACCGCCCCAAATGCCGTTCATGCGGCTGGTCGTACCAAACACGCCCGCGCCTGAAAGCGCACAGCCTACACCAACGTACTTGTTGTCGAGATCTCCGGCTGCGATCGCGGTCGCCGTCGCCGAAACATAGGCACCATTCTTGACGCGTTTGCCATGCTCGATCTGCTTATAAGCCGTCAGGTCAATGACCTCCATAGTCACCATCTGACTGCGGGCGACATAGCGGCTCACGCCTCTTCCAGTCAGCTGCGTCTGCTGATTTCCTGCTTGGACGCGCCCCACGTCCAGGAAGGTGCCGCCGCCCATGTAGTTCAAGAACTGGGCAGTGCTGCTTGCACCATAGTTCAGTAGGTTTTCGCGAGTGTTGTTGCCTCCGCTGATCGGATCTGTGGTGTCGTTGCTGGCGATCTTCCGGTTGTGAAGGCTCACCAGTTGGAAGGCCTTCATTCCCTTGGCGCTGACTGCGGCGGTGATTGGCGTCAAAGTCACCAGATCGCCGATCCCTGCCAGATCAAGACCAAGTCCACTCTCGTTGGTCAACCTGGTCAGCTGACCTGTAACAGGGTCCAAGCTCGTGCCAAACCTTTGCGCTATTCCGGAACGTCGGAAGGCGACCGTGCCACGGGCCGTCAAGTTCGGTACGCCGGGAATGGTGGAATAGACGGCTAAGACATCCTCATTGCCCGCAGGGCTCCAGGCATCGACCTGTTCCGGTTTCAGCTCGCCTGTCGGTCCCGGCGCGAAATCCATCTCGGCATTGTCACTGAGACGCTTCAAGCGGATCGTCGGCCCGGAATACGTATCGTTGACACGGTGCGGCGACCAAGCGGCATAGGTTTTAGCGACGTTGGCGGAGGTGATCGGAGCGTCGAGGACGACGGGAGACGCGGTGAACGTGAGTGCCATCGCCAGCGTGCGTCCTGCGCTGCTCTTCAACGTGACGGCAATGGTGCCGACCGATAGAGCACTCAATCCGACGAGCAGGTTTTTACGAGTGCCGTCCAATGCGAGCCTGCCATCGTTCGGCGTGACGGTGTCGATCGTCTCGCCTGCCGCCAGTCCCGTGATTGCAGCAATCAGTGTACCCGCGACAGCGCTGGAAGCGATAGAGGCCAGCGTAGGGCCAAGAGATGGCAACGGCGTCGCAATCGGGTTCTGCAGGCCACCGGAGAGCTTCGACTGCAGAGATATGGCGATAGGGAGCGCAAACGGTGAATTCATTCGCTGCTCCATGCCTTAGCGCTCACACCCACGTCATTGTTGTACAAGCGCAGCCTGACAGTTGGGCACTTCGCGAACCTCGCGATCGGAGGATCTACGCGAGCCGACAACGTTCCAAGCGCAACCCATGGTGCCGCCGCGTCCACTTGGCCTTCGATGTCGATATATGCCTTCGAGCCGTCGCCGAATGTGGCTTGCACGGAAAAGTCACTTGTCGGGGTGAATGCGCCTGATGTGAAGCTGGCCGCGTTCGTGTTGATGCGTTCGGTCATTGTGTCCTCAGGTATCGTTAGGGCCAATAGGCGGGGTTGGTGGCGTAATCGGCCGGGATTTGGGGGAGAGCCTTCAGCATGAAGTACGCTGCGTAAAGCGGCTGGCGCCAATCGGCGGCCGCGTCGAGGACGCGCCACCACTCGGAAGCTGTGACTATGGTCGGCCCCGTTTCGGTTTTGATGGCGATCTGTCGGCTCTGCTCGCCCATGTTCATGGCGGCTTGGGCAAGAGGGGTGACCTCCTGTATCCATCGCGCCATGTCGGCGGGCGTCGTGCCAAAATGGTGGACGCCGCGCTGGCCGCCAAAATCGTAATCAAAGCCTGCCGCCAAGCGCCGATCCAACTCGGCGGCCAGCATTTCAGGGGTTGGTGGGGGCGATATCCATGCGCCATCCTGCCATTTCTGCTGCCCGTCACTTGGAGCCAGTGGCACTTCGATGGCGCTGCTAAAGAGTGCCGGCATTACTTCTCCCGGACCGTCAAAGCTGCCGAGAAACTTGCCATTGGCGTCCACAAAGAATTTCTGCATTACAATCTCCCTCTTACGATCACGTCGAACTGGCTACCGCCGAAGGCCGGAGCGCCGCCCCCGCCCTTGGCAACCAAGAAAATACCGTTTGAAGCGAAGTGAATTCTGATGTTGGAGGCATCGACGGAGATCGAAAAACCTGTGTTCGAGTAGTTTTCATCGTGCCCGGCCGTGCCGGCAGGCATCAGAATACGATCTCCGATCGCATACCCATTCCAAGCTGACTTGCACACGAACTCCAGAAACACTTCCCGAGGCGTAGCACCCAGCGTATGAGCGACGACCAATGCCGCGCCTGCGGTCCACGTCTGCTGGCTGCTACTCCAACCATTTTGTTTGGCTGTCAGTGCGCTCACGCTGGCCGACAATGTTTGCACGTTGTTTGCCAGCGCTGCAAAATCAACTGATCCCGGCACCTGATCAGCGGCATATGCCTTTACCCAGTAAGTGAAGGTCTGGTTCTTGGGACGAGTTTCACCTGTGCCTAACGGATACACGCCTACACCCGAGGTGTAGTTCGCAGTCACGTTGCCGATGCCGTCATCGTCCTGCCGGTTGCCGGTCCACTGTGGAACTGGCGATATGGCCTGAAACCGAACACGCGCACCCTGATTTGCGTCGATGGCGGCAAACATATCCTGAGTGGATTGCTCCTGAACCGAACCAAACACGCGCCCGCTGTCCACCAATTGGCCGGATCGAAAGCCACGCGGAAAATATCCGCCCATGTCTTTCAGGCGAGGGTCGCCGTTCGCATTGACCTCAATGTTCGCACCGCGAGCTTTCGTCGCCAGCATTTTTGCGCGCAGCTCGGGATATGCCGACGTAACGAACGCCCCGTTGTACAAAAGGTAGCCGGGAGGGGGAACAGAGTCGTCGTCATCCATCATTAGAACGGAACCGAGGGGCGTACCGAACAGCTTTCCGAGTGAAGCCTTCGTGACCGCCTTCAGCGCGCCATCGACCAGAATAAAGAACTTGTCGGCTGCAGCTGCGGCCGTCACGAGTTGAGCTGCATCCAACGCGGCTTCGATGCTGCCAGTGCTGCTCTCCTCGGCTTGCTCGGCGTAGTGCTTGGCGTCAAACGCGCTCTGGGCCGCTTGAAGTTTCAATTCCTGCGCAGCATCGCGATAGCCCTTTGCCGAACTTGCCGCAGCCTCAGCCGCCGCAACGATCGCAGAGGCAACCTGATCATTGATCAGCCTAAACTTGCTGGTATCGTAATCGGCAAAGCCCCAGACCAGCATCGGCGGGACGAGGCCGCCGACAGCAACGGGATTGCCGCTGTTCGAGACGATGGACAGTGCCGCGCCGCCATTGAAACTGACAGTCGGCGCGGCTGTATTTGCAGCGGTGATCGGTAATGCGACAATCAGCGATCGGGAAACAGGAACGCCGGTTTTCGCCTTGATGGCGTTGGCAGTTGTACCGGCAATCTGCTCCGCCTCGGCCCACTGCATCGGCAGGTCAAGCACGCGCTGCCATGTTACCGGCGTTCCCGCGAGCGGCTTATAGACGCCATTGTTCTCCACCGTTTCATCGGCATAGACCCACGCAGAAATGAGGGTGAGCGCTACAGCTGAAGAAGAGAGGTTCGCGGCCTGCATCGCGGCCTTGGTCGCGAAGTAGAGCGTGTTGCTGCCGCTGATTGGAAGAGCTGCGCGCATAGGTCCGGATGCGAGGAGTTGCTGTGCCATCTGCTCGGCGGTCTGCAGGCGGGTCGATCCGCCCTTGCTTCCGAGGTAATGATCGAGCGTCGCGCTCTTCTCAACATTGGTCGTTCTAGTCCCGTTTTCATTTGCCATGCGTCACCTCAGATAATCGAAATTTGGAATGGGCCAGCCAGCGGACCCGCGACGCCCTGGTCGTTGAGTGGCTCCAGCCAGAAGTAGTGTTTACCGGCCGTCAGGCAGGTGGCGGTTTCCAGATAGATCACCGCGTTGTCGATGCTGCCGGCGAAGTCAGCCGACGCGCTGAAGGCAAAAGCGTTGTTGCCCGATACGGCCTGGACGCGGTCGGTGTATGAGCCTGTGACGGTGCGGCCGGTGCCATCGCGATCCGATCCTCCGGAGAGGCGCGGCCTCACTTCACCGGCTGAAACCGTGGCATCAAAGCCGATGCGATACCATTTGCCCGATGTCGTGGAGAGTGCGGCGCTGAGAACCGACGCGACGCCAGCGGTCTTGCTGGCTATGCCGTTAGCGATCGACCACCCAGAGCCGGGTGTCCAACCTGTTGCCGATGCAAAATCCCCGTTGGAGACAAGACGTTCGCGCGTCAGGTCGCCATCGCTCAACTCGTAACTACGCGACGGCGCCACGGCGAGCGGGGTGCCAACTGCGTCGGTGTTGACGTTGAGGACGCTTGCCGTTGAACGGTAGAGCTGAACGGCTGTGGTGGCGGTATCGTCACCGGTCTTGAAGGCGATCTTTGCGCCACCGAGGAGGGCTTGAAGAGTAATTAAGCCGCTATCAAGTGCCTTTGGAACGGGTACATCAGCGCCGCCTATGATGACCGCGACGGTGTTGGTGTACGGACCTGCGACGCCTGCAGGTGATAGCGCCCGTGCACGAAGCTGAACGGCTGCGCCGCTCTGATAGGTATTGATGACCACGCCGCCATCTGCTGCCGGCACGGCGACCGTCGTCCAGGCTCCCGAGATGCGGTGATCGATCTGATAGGAAGCCGTGTTGACGGGACCGGTACCAGGCGCAACTTGCGCCACGAGCCTGTTGGCGACGCCAGTGCCGTCGATGCCCGATGCAATCGATGTCCAGCGTGGGGCAGGAGGCTGCGCGTTCGATGCGCCTACCTCAGCACCAACACGTCCGGACCATGCTGGGGGAACTTCCGCGTCAGTCAGTTCGTCGATAATTGGCGCGGCATCGAGCAGGTTGTACACGCTCGCCATGTCATCGCCCGCCTCGATGCCAGAAACGATCAAAGGCAAGCTGTCGCGCGTCGCCGCGCCGAAGTGGACCATAGAGCCGATCTCGGGAAGGTCTCCGCCGTCTTGTGAAAAGGTCAAGGCGTTAGAAACACCAGGCAAGGTTTCCACGGTTCTGACGACCGATCGACCGATCGAGTCCGTCTCGGAAAGGCCGGCGCGGAATCGGACGGCGTAGTTTAGGCCGGCCGTCATTTCCACGTCCTCATCGAGCGCGATCATGGCACCTTGAACGTCGATCACGCGGGCTGACACCATGACGCGATCGAGGGCGTCAAACGATGCCATGACCAAGTCGCCGCGTGTGGCGACGCGAACCGGGCCGTCCTGGATGACGGAATAGGTGTCGGGACGGTAGATCAGTTCGTACATGCGCCGGCGTGCTTCTTTCCAGATTTCGTCCGGGTCCGTCTTGCCGGGAAATTCGATCTGTTCCGTCATCGTGATTTCGCCGGTATGTCCAGGCCAAGGCACGATGCGCTCTGCCGACTGATAGTCGTTGGTTGCGTCGAGGAACGGCACCCGGAACCCATGCGGCGGGTCGAGGTAGACGCGGCTTGTCTGAAAGCTATGGCTGTTGCGCGGATTTACGTGATCAATGACGAGCTGCTGCGGCCGGTCGATCACGACGCTCCATTTCAGGCCATCGTGACGAGGCGCGGCGCGGCCGGCGCCTGCGATCTCGGTCAGCACTTCGCGAAGTGTCATGTCGCCATCGATCACGCGATCGTAGCGCAGCCCTTTCAGTTCGCAGAACTCGTGCCAGTCCTGCAACTGGATGAGGTCGATAGCGGAATCGGGTGAGGGGCGGGCGTTTGCCGCGCTTTGGAGAACATAGCGGTAAAGCGCAGCTGGGTTGCGGGTCTGGCGAAACACCCACCGACCAAGCTCCTTGTCCCAGTCAAGGCAAAGGCGGGACGCTGTCGCGTTGAAGGCGTCCAGTTGCCCATTGATCTGATGCGTTGCCTTGATGCGCAGCGCGACGATCGCCAGCGGCTTGCCGAAGTTCAGCGGGTACTCTGGCCGGATTGTTTGGACAGCGGCCCACACGCTTCGCGAGGCGATCTGGCTGGACGTGTGCTCATCCGTCATTCGGGTCAGTTCGACCTCGTAGCGGCCGCGGGCTGGAAACTGCCAAGTGTGCTGCCGGTAGATTGCCTCCGAACGTTTGGCGCTGATCGAAAGCGTGGTCAGCACGATCCAGTTGACTGCACCGACCAGGCGGTAACGAATGCGAATTTGCACAGTAATCGTTTGTTGCCCGCCGCGATCGTTGATTTCGACAAGGCCAGCCGGGAAGGCCAGAATGATCGAGCATTTTTCGGCGTCCGTGCCAGTATAGCGAACGACAGGTGTTTCGACAGCAGCGGCTCCGGTCGTTTCGCCGAGATCGTTGCGGGGATATGGCCGCGTCAGTTCAGCGCCGACATTCTCCTCAAAAACCTGTTGCGGAAAGTATGTGACGTGAGCGTCGGCCGCGTAGCCTTCGCGGACCTCGATATCGACTTCATCATACGAATCGAGGGAGGTTTCGCCGATCTTGAAATCAGACAGCGCGAGTGGCCCATATCCATAGTTGAACAGCGCACGCACATACTGCCAGTCGCCGACGATCTCAGTGTAAGACATTGCCGCAAACGGTGCAGCATAACGATGCCGGCCGAGAACATCCGGCACGGGCGCGTCTGGCTTCATAGGGTTGCGCCAGCTCGTAATCTGGTAGTTCGGGACCTTTTCCGCGTCCTCGCGTCCCGGCGGCTTTGGAGGCGGGATAAGTGCGTTGATCAGAAGGTTGCCGAGAACCGAAACGCCCATGCCAATCACGCTGGATGCGATGGCAAAGCCTGTCGTTCCAGCTGTGAAACCGAGGCCCACCGCCCAATATTGCCCGAGGGCGACAGCGGCGATCGCGACGACAATCGAGAGAACGGCTCTCAGAATGCTTTTCCCTGGCACGATGCGGATTACCACACGCGCTCCGGAGCGCGGCCGAACGCGGTGCCACTTGCCGACCGGCACGACGATCGAACCGCGCTCGTTGACCAGGAGGACGCGGGCGTGTTCCAGATCGGCGGGCGTTGCGGCCGGTAGCGCGGCCGCAACCATCTCGGCGACAGTCGAGCCCTCCGGCATGGTGAGGTCGATACGGCCGGCGCCGGGATCGAAAAGCGGCGCAGCAAGCACAGGGATGTTTCTAACAGGCGCGTTCATGCTGGCACCTGCTTGGCAAGTCGATGGTGGCGGTAGACGCCGCTTTGACGGGTCGCCCATTTGCCGCCTCGGTAGTGCTCAAGGCAGGAATGCGCGCCTTCAGCCATATGGAGCATAAGCCCGTCAGAGACGACGACGCCCACATGCGCGTCCAGCCGGCCACGACGAAAGACCGCAATGTCGAATGGTTTAGCCAGGCCATCGACCCGCGCCCACGATATGCTTTCCTTTGCGCCACCAATCAGAGCCGAGATCTCGGCATGCTCATCCGTGCTGATGTAGCCGTCTGCATAGGAGGGCAGATCAATGCCGAGCTGCCGCGCAAAGACCAGACGAACTATCCCCCAGCAGTCGCAACCGGCAAGCGTCCTGCCGTGGTCGAGGTGAGGAATGCCGACGAAGGCATTGGACCAATGCTCTATCATTTGTGCATCCCCGGAAATCGCTGTTTCGTCATCCGATCGGCGGGATAGTATTCCTCCTCGACTGGCTGGCGGGAAAAGTTGACGGTGATTTCGCCAGCGTTCATGTCAGCCGACAGGATCCGCATGTCGCGGTACTCCACCTCCACCTGGTCAGGGGAGGACGCGAGAACGACGGCCATGTGGATCGTGCCTTGCGTGTTCACCGAGCGCAGCACTTCGGCCATGCGTCGGTCAACATTCTCCAGGATGAGATTGCCGCTCGCAGGTGCGTCTTCCAGGTCAGAGGGCAGGTTCGTCGATGCCAGGATGAACAGATAAGGATCTTCGATCGGGTTCTGAGTGCTCCAGGCCGAGCGAGTTCCGTAGGTCAGCGGTTCGTCAGAAAGCCGCTCGGTCGGATCGGTGGATAGGCGCAACGGCGCATCCATCTCAGGATGCTCGATCATAAACAGTGCCACATAGACCTCAGCGCTCGAATGATCCTCGTGCGACATGCGCATATTGAGTGAGACGCGGCGGCTCATGTGCGTTGCTCCAGTGTCGGGACGATGGACGCAACGGCTTCGCAGACGGGAACCGGGCAAATGGCGTCGATGTGGAACCCGCCACGTTCGCGGCAAAACAGATGCGCGCGCAAAGGCCGGGCGGTCCAAGTGTGTGGGCACTTCTCTGAAGGATGGCGGACAGATCCGCATGTTTCGCATCTCATGGCATCACCGCGATCGAGAAGGCTATGCGGAACCGATTCCCTACGACGGTCTCGGCGGGCATGCTGTCGCCGAACTGGCAAAGCCAGATGTTGGCGAGAAGCAAAGGCACGCCTTCGTCGGTCAGCAACGGCGTGCCGTCATCGCCAAGCAGCGGCCAACCGTCTGTTGTCGGGTCCGGCATGTAGAACGGGAGTGAACCCTCGGCGCACTCTTCTTCGTAGAAGTTGTCGAAGACAGCCAAGCCGTCGCGACCGACCTCGATCGAGAGCGTCACCAGTTTTGCAGCACTGGAGAATTTGCGCCGGTAGCCGTTGGGACCGTTATCGGTGCGACGCTTCAGGCGGGCATCTTGCCGCGACTTTTGCCAACTGTCGCGCATTGGTCTTGGAAGTGTGGACGGCCAAGTCGGGATCATCGCCGCACCGCCTTCGGCTTCATGCCATATGTGGTTTCAAGGTGCCGGCGCGCGCCACCACCTGGTTGCGCCATTGCCGCGCCGACCTGGTCAGCGATCACAAACTTGACATGCCGATTGCCCTTCTCGTCGCGGGTCTCTTCGGTTTCGACACGAGCACTCGAATAGTTGTTGACCGTGATGGAGCTGCCGGCCGCCCCGTTCGAATTGGCGGCCGTAGCAGAAGGATAGACCGGGCTGGTGCTGACATAGCCGCCGTCACGAAATGCGCGGAGAGGACGGTTAGAGTTGATTGCTTCCAGCCAGGGGCGATATTGAGCGGCGGCCTTGGCGTTGACCATGAACTCACCGTTAGAAGCCCAAATAGGAATACTGTCGTCGCGGGGCCCACCGGGGCCGACGATGGAACCGCCATCCGCAAACAGACCCACGCCACCACCTTTGATGACATTGGCGATTTGTGGCGAGGCGTTCAGAATGGACTGATTAAGGCCTCCGCCGAACAGACCGCTAAACAGCTTGCTGAAAAAGCCGCCACCTCCGCCGCCCGATGGTGCGGACGGGAAAGCATTCGCAAGATTGCGCCCGAACTGATCAAAATTCGCGCCGAGGTTTCCAAGCCCCTGCGTTGCTGTTCCCGATGCGCCTGCAAGCCCACCGAGAGCTTCCGTCGCCCTTCGCGCCTGAAGCTCTGATGCATTCAGCCAGCCGGTACCAACGCCGTTTTTGTAATTGCCGGAGAGCATTTCCAGCTGGAGGTTTCCGCCCGACATACGCGTTTGACCGGTGGCAAAGCCCACATGTCCGCCCGCCTGGTTCGCGCCGAGGCCGCGCGTCTGAAGCAAAACGTCGCCGCGCATGATCTGGGACGGATCAATCTTGCTGCCCCAATTTTGGAAAGAATTGGCGGCGAGCGAGCCGGTGCCCTTAACGCCGATTTGTTTTAGGGCGGAATTGACGAAGCCAGCGCACCATGCCGTTTGCGCCGCGTCGATATCGACGCCCCCCTTGTGCAGAAACGCGTTGATGTCGAGGCTGTTTGTGCGCTCATTCGTTCCAAGCAGGCCCGAAGCCAGGTCTACCGCTTTACCAGTGCTCGTGACCGCTGGGATGTTGCTGTTTGCAGCGCCGCCACCCAAGCCCCGCAGCATGCCGTCCAAGCCGGAAGCGCCACCTGCCGCCCCAAGACCGCCAGCGACACCACCATTGATCATGACCGTTGCTGCCGTAACAGACATCGTCCCGACGGACTTGCCGAGCACGTCGCCGACAAGTGCTTTCGGATCCGCAGCCTTTTGACCGCCAAATAGGCGGGAGAATATGCCGCCCAAACCGCCGACGTCTTGAAGCGTCGGATTGTCGTCTCCGAGCAGGGCATTCTTGAGCGGGTTTTTGAACGCAAGGTCTGAAAGTAGGCTCTTGACCTCATCGGCCGCGCTTTCGAGGGCGCCCTTGAAATCTCCATCCATCAACTTGTCGATGCCATCGTCGATCGCGTTTCCAAGGGATGTTTTCACCTGGTCCCAAGCTTCGGCCTGTCTTTCGATCTCTCGATTGAGCGTCGCCATCGCATCGGCCTGGTCACGCATGGCGTTAGCAATCGAGCCGTTGGTGTCGAGGCCTTCGCGGCGTATGCGTTGCTCTGCTTCGAGCAAAGCGTTTGCTCGCTGCTGCACCAGGACGTTTTGGCCGATCAGCGACTGCTGGAGCTTCAGCTGCTCGAACTTCTCCTGGTTGCCGCGAAGGTACTCTTGCGCAGAGGCAAGCTTCTCCTGTTGGGCAAGCGCGGCGTAACCCTCGCGCAGATCGCCGATCTGCTGTTCCAGCTTCTGTTTTGCCTCGCCTTCAGCCAGGGCAGCAGCGGCCACGAGCGGCCGGAGTGTGGCCTCTTCCTGGAGCATACGATTGGCTTCCGCAGACGTGATGGCGCCAGACCCGACGAGCGCGTTCAGCCGCGCGCGAGTTGCGGCCTCTGCCTTCATATCTGCCGCTTGCGTAGCCGCGCCCGCGATCGTCTCCTCGATGACGCGGTTTCGCGCACGAGCAGCTTCCGTGGCGATCGTCTCTGTTGATACTTCCTGTTCCGCCATCTGAAGCCGAACGCGACGGGCTTCCAGCTCCGCTCTCAGGAGGGGATTGCGTTCATTTGCAATCTGAATGTCGAGACGATCGAGTTCGGCCGCTCGCTGCTGACGTGTAATCAGTGCTTCCAGAGCGCGGGTCTTGGCCTCGATCGCAGCTTCGTTCTGGCCGGCGTCGATGCCTTCGATGCCTCGGGCACTTTTAAGCGTCTCGATTTCGTTGCGGAGGCGCTGTGTTTGAGCGGCACGAGAATTTGCCGGTGAGGCTTCATAGAGCGTGACCGCTGCGGCGCTTCTTCGGTTTTCCTCGGCCTTTCGCTTTTGCTCCGCGGCTTCCTGTTCCTGGCGGCGCTTTTGCTCCTTCAGGTCATTCAGTTCCGCTTCGATATTTTCGCGACCCCGGACGCGAGGTTGTTTCAATATCCCTTCAAGCTTGGCGATCCGCTCATCGGTATCGAGGGCTCCGACTGCTCGATCAACTGCTTTGCCCATCCAGTCGAACGCGTCGCTAGCCCCTCGCGACACTGATTCCCAAGCGCGGCCAAGCGCCGAGGTCGCAGCACTTGCATCTGCAAGCTGGTTCGGAAGCGCTTTCAGCAGCACCGCCTGCGCTTCAGAAAGGCGATTCTGCGCGGCAAGGTTGGAGGCATGGCGGGCGGTTGCCGCGTCGATCAGGCCGTATTTTTGAAACAGCGTGTCGGCAGCTTTTGCAGGATCAGCAAACATTTCGGCAAGCATTGAGCCGGCGTCATCTGCCGCGACGCCCATGGTCGCACCGAAATCCTTGGAAATGGCAATAAGGGATTGAAAGTTGTCCGCGCCGATGCGACCCGTCCGAAGAAACGCAGCCTCCATCGAGCGGGCAGAAGAGACCGAGATGCCGGCAGCAGCAGCTCCCGCCTGCGCCGACGCTTCCATTTCTGCCTTCGTGCCGGCGACAGCCCGACCGAGCCCGGACGCGGCGACCTCGACCTCTTTCGTAGACTGCAGATAGGCGTTGTAGGCCAGCGCGCCGGTCGCGACAGCACCGGTTAACGCGCCAATCCCAAGAGTAAGCGGCGTGATCATCCGCGTGGCACCGGACGCCAGCGAGCCAATGTCCTTCAGCGCGGTTTTGAGGCCACCTTGACCGGCATACAACTGAAGGATTTGCGGGCCTTGTTGAGCCGCGATCATGCCCAAGGGCATGCCACCTGCCAGCGTCTGCCCGACGTCGAACGCTTGATAGGTCAGGTTTTGACGGCGAAAGCGGTCATTCGCATTCCCACCCGACCCGGCAGTGTCACGCCCTTTTTGCGCCGCGATCACTGCAAGGGTTGCCTGGCGCTGTCGTGTCAGGGCGGCGGTCATTTCGTCGGCCGAGATGGCGCCGAGCTTATGCGCTTCCCGGATCTCCGCCTGCATCGTCTTGTAGTTCGAGATCGTGGCGAATAGCGGATTGTACTTTGCTCTCAGACGGTCGAGTTCGACGCCATATGCCTGAATGTCGGCAGCGCGGCCGTTGCTGTTCGCTCCTTGTCGATCGAGACCAACGAAGGCGTTGACGAGCTTATCGACGCTTGGCCGAGCCCGATCGGCAGCAGCCGAGATCTGGTTGACGGTTTGCACCGCTTCTCGCGCGCCGGTCTTTGCGCCGGCCGGGTCAATATTGACGCCAATGGAAATCCGATAGGGCGCGGCCATCAGCGTGCCTCGCGGTGGTTGAGATGCTTCAACGCCTCATGTTCCATCGCCCGCAGGTCCGAAAACGCGTACGGAGGCGACTGGAGATCGTCGAGCACCAGCTTACAGGCGGCGTAGTCGAGACCGATGAAGGTGATGCCTGCCATTGTTGACGCCGTTCTCCATTGAGTGCGGCATTCGAGGAATACTTCGAACGAACGGTGGTTCACCGCCAGGACCTCAAATGCTTCTTTCTTGCTGATTTCATCCTGCTCGTATGGAGCGCCCATGATCGCAAAGTCGTCGGCGATCTCTTCGTCCACCACTGCGGCCAGGGCAGGATCGGAACGGCCCGTCGTCAGGTATGCCCAGACGCGCGCCGCTCTCTTCAGTTTCCCAAGCGTGCCTTGTCTTCGCTGATCGCTTCGCCGTAAGCGCGGTCGATCGCGCTTTTGATGTGCTGGAAGGCGTAGACTTTCGGGAAAGAGGAAAACGGCAATGCGACGCCATCCTTGTTCGCGATCTTGCGCCAGTCCTTGATCCGACGAAGTGCCAGGGCATCGTCGAAAGCTCTTAGATTTTCCTGCGCGGCTTGATAGTCCTCATCAGTGAGGTCGAGATTGGTCAGCTTTTCGAGCAGCTCGGCGCGGGCTTTACGATCGGCGTCCGCCTCATCGGGGGTAGGGAGCTCGAACAGCACTTCGAACTCGCGCTCAATGAGTTTTCCCGCATGGTCGGGATCTGGCTCGATCGGTTTGACGGGCCACCAGAAGGTCAGGTTTTCAGAAAAGACAAACATGTGAACGGCTTTCAAAAGGGTCTTAAGGTAGCTTTGAGGTCAGCGGCAGATCAGCTCGAAGTCATCGAAGCCGTTGGTCACGCAGTAATCGAGTGCCAGCGAGTAGTTCAGGATACCGTTCCAGTTGCCCGGCTCCGGTTCGCCGATCTCGACAGCAGTCGCATTCAGCTCGATGATGTTGCCGGCCGTCTTGCCGTGCTGGAAAGCAAGTGCGCCCCTGGTGCGTGCTTGTGCCAAGGCGAACCAATTGACGTCAGCCAGCTTTTTGGCCTGCACGACGGTGGTGCCGCTCGCAGATCCGCCAGAGATAAGAATAGCCTCATCGCCGATGCGGAATGTCGGGGTTACAGTGTTGCCGATGTTGATGGACAAGCTTTCCGCAACTGCGCTCCACCCGTGCAGTGTCATCGTCGTGTTGGCCTTGGAAACCGGAACCGGCGTGATCCAGCCGGCGCGGCTGACGACAGGGTTGGATACAAGATCCGTGATGATGCCGAGGAGACCGGAAATCGTGACCCGCATGCGCGGGATGCCCGACGACGACCAGGTCAAAACAGCCGTGCCCCGAGCCCCGAGGAGGATGTGACGGACGCGGTCCATCACGAAATAGATGGAGGCCGATTCGAGGGGATCGTCGGCGCGCTTGTAGCGCACGTCTGTTGTCGCCGTCACAAGCTCGCGTAGACCGCAGATGCGCGCCATGGTCCCCCAAAGTGGCGGCGTACCTGCTGCACCTGAGCCCGCGAGTTCAATGTCTCCTTCGATCGTCGCGTACATGTCGGTCAGCATGACGCCCTGGTTGCCGTTGTACGGGAGAACCAGATCGCGGGAGAGACGCTGCGCGACAAGCGGCCGGAACGTCACGTTCGACATGATAATGCGATCGGCCGGAAGAGGCGTCGAGTCCGTGCCGTAGGTGGCCTCAATTTTTGTCAGGCAGGCCATCTTGTTAAGATAGCGGGGTGCGCTAAGTGACATTTACTTTCCCTTCCTGCCCGTCGTGGGGTTGTCGTTCGCCTGATCGGTCGCTGGCGCTTCAGAACCGGCTTCCTCAGGAGCGGCCGGCTGTTCAACGGGCTCCCTGACAAATTCGCCGGTCTCGGAACTGCGGACATAGCGCCCGCCAGCAAGAGGTTCGGACTGTTCGGTCGGTTCGGTCATTCAACTGCCTCCAGATATCGGCTCGACTGCCACGTCATCACGTAGGCGGTGACGCCATTGCCTAATGGGGTTGCCTGCGCGGCAACCAGTTCGCATGGGTTGTTGGTCTCGCTGGCCTGCCAGCCAGCCAGCGCCGCCTCGATGTCGATCTTGCCAACGTCCAAGGTGAGCAGCTTCTTGCCACCGCCTGCGTCGTCATGGGCGCGCACGATCAAGGCGACTAGAAATTGCACCTGGACGATCTGAAGGAAGCCGCCCATGCCGAGATCGTTCGGTTCGGCCTTTTCGCGGTAGGGCAAGACAAAAGCTGTGCCGGATCGCGGTGCAATGCCTTTATCGAGCACGGCAAGACTTTCGATCGACGAAACATCGGCGAGCGACGTGGCCTTGTCCTTCAGCCGCTGCTTGATGAGTTCCAGCATCAGAGCCAACCTTTCAGGTTCTCGGCCGTGAAGACCGGCTCGGGACCGACGACGGAGATCCGGCCGTCCGGAGACGACTGAGGTTCGGGCTGGTTTTCGGCCGCTGTCAGTTGCAGGCGGCCGGCGCCGACATCCTTCAGCGCGGCGATCGCTTCTTTCCAGTCGCGCACCACATAGTCGGGTGCACCGTCGCGGTGCAGGAAGTAGCGCGCGATCGACACTGACCAAGTCCGCACGAGATCCGGAACGGCTGCGAAGGGGAGGGCGTAGCGCACTCGCACATAGCCGTTGACCGTGTTGTCGGCGTGGGTGAGCGCCGCCTCGATGACAGAGGGATCGGCGACGCCGTCCAGGTCGCGATCGGCAACCTGGAGGATTTCGTCAGCGCCGGCGCGCTCGATCAGGTCTTCGAGGCTCGCGTAGTTCATCGCGGCAGTGTCCCGCCGTTGTGCCAGTCGGGCTCGCAAGCGTTGGCGGCAAAGGCCAGCGCATGTTCATCGAAGGTCAGCCACACGCCGTCGCTCTCTTCGTAGAAGACGTTGTTGAGGTTGAGGTTCTTCGTGATTAGGAAACGGCGTTTCTCGACGGCGTCTTTAGGAGACGTGCGGTCTTCGAGCAGCTCTCCAAGATATCCGACCTGGTCAGAGAGTTCTCGAATGATGCCAGCGGGATTTTCGTCCGTGAGCCAGCGTGCAGCTTCGGGATTGCCGACAGAGATAAGCTCGATTTCAGACAAGACACGACGGCCGATCTCCGCAACGCGAACGACTTGCTCAAACTCTGTGAGACCGGACGCGTCCATGAATAGGGTGAGTTCGGCGATCAGATGATCGGAACCGGCATTCGCGCCGGCCCCGTCAGCTTCGCCCTGGGAGGCATTCGAAGAAGTCCCGGAAACCGATGCTTCCGTTTCCGGGGTTGACGTTCCGTTCGCCGCCTCGACCGTTGTGGTCTCGGCATTTTCGGCATTCGTCTGCGTATTAACCGAATTGGTCGAAGCCTCTTCGGCAGCATCGCCGCTGCTCGGGGGGGTATTGGAGGAATTGGTCCCGTCCGGACCGTTCGTACCGGACGGGGTTGATGCCGCTGATGTGGCAACGGCATCATCCTGCGCTTCCGCATTCGCCGATGCGGTTGCGGCGGTTGCAGTTGCGGAGGATTGGGAGGACTTTCTGGTGGCCATGCGTGGGCTCCTTCGGATTTTGCGGAAAGGGCGTGATGCGCCCGTTTCGGAAAACCCGCCCGGCGTGACCGGGGCGGGTCGCTCTAAAGATCAGGCGACGGCGTTCTCGAAGAAGTAGCCGAGGTCGGGAGCGGAAATGACTTCCTCGACGCTTTCACCGGAGCGGACACGGACAGAGCCGCGGAGGCCGATTTTCGGTTCCGGAATATCGCCTGCGACGCGATCGCCGTATTGAGCGGTCCAGCCGAATGTCGGAACTTCGCCTAGGCTGGAGACAATCTTTTCGCGGCGGATCAGGGATGCGTGTTTGCCCCAAAGGCGATAGCGGACGGCGTTCTGACCGGGCTTGGAGGCGTTGGCCCAGCCGGAGCCGACGAGGATGTCGTCGAGTTCCAGTAGATCGGCGACAGCGCGCTTGTTCGCCAGACCCTCGCTCGAACCTGACGGGTTCAAGGCTTTGAGCACAGAGGGGTTGGTTCGCAATGCGGACCAAGTTTGGCGACCGAGGACAAGCACGTTGGCCGCCATGATCATCTTGTCCTGCGCGGCCGTGATCTGATTGACCGGCTTCGAGTCAGGATGCGACCACTGCGACGCGCCCGCCAGTACTTCTTTGTTGCCCGCTACGTAGGTCGCGGAATTGAATACCTTCGTGGCTGTGCGCAGTTCGCGGTCGAGTTCAACCAGATTGGTCAGCTGTTGAACCGCGAATTGGCGCGGATCGTAGTTGGCTGGCGCCTGGTCGATGTCATCGTTCGGGATGATTGAGTCCTGACCGTAGTCCTTGGTCATGGCCGGCGTTTCAGTTCCGCCGAACTCGATCGTGCCCGGCTCAGATTTGCGGCCGACCTTGGTGTCGGGGATCGTGATCATCTGGGCGAAATCGAAATACATGTATTTGAACTGCTGAGCACGGACCTTCGGCTCCAGGCGCGGCAGCACTTGGTCAGCAATCAATTCGGCATTCTTGAAGGCAATCGCGATGCCTGTCAGTTCGGGATTAACGGGAAACGGCTGTCCAGCCATGTGTTTGCTCCTGAGGGGTTAAAGGGCTGGTCAGCCCTGGATGCGGTGCGGGTTGACGAAGCCCTTGGCGATGTCGCCGGCGACGGCGTTCACGAGCACGCGGCCAAGGATGAAGTGGTTGACGCCGGCCGCAGGAGCGGCCGCAACCGCCTTTCCATTAGCGTCGGCCGTGACGCCTGCGCCCGGCCCGACAGTGCCGCCAAGCTCGATGTCCGCGGGGCCGAAGAGCACCACGTCGATGCGCTCCTTGTCTTTCGCGCCGCCCGGAAAGTCAGTGACGCCAGCGATGATGTCGGTGGGCGATGTTGCTAGCGCCATCTCGCCGTCATTGGCGGTATATTTCACAAGCCGACGATGGCCGATCGCGCCAGCGCAGATGAAAGTCTTGATAAAAGGGTTCATGGTTCTTCCTTCAGCTTCAGCGCTTGTTCTTGGCGCGGGCGAGAGCCGTGACGGGGCTAATATCTTCGCCCTTCTGCTTCGCCTCGTGGATCTCGGACTGGATGACTGCGGCGACGTGTTTCGGATCGGAAAAATCCGGGCCATCCCCATTTGCGACTTCCGAGGTGGAGACCGGCACAGGCAGCTTGCCGAGAAGCTCGCGGAACGCGGAACGCGGCGACGTGGTGACCTCTTGGCCGCCTTCCGAGAAGGTGAGCGTTTCGCCGTCTGCCAGTTCCGAGAAAAGTGCAGTGGCCGATTCCTTCAGCCCGATCGGCAAGCGCCCGGCCTCGACGATCGACGTTACGAACGCGGCGTCTTCTGCAGCGCGCGTCTTCTTGGCGTTTTCGGAGAAGGTGGTTTCGCGGCCATTGATGTCGGTCTCGCGCTGGTTCAACGCGGCTTCGCGGGCCTCAAGCTTCGCCAGCCGCTGTTCTGCGGTTTCCATTGTAGGGGTGTCCTTCGGTTCGGTTTCGGAGAAATGCGGAAGGGTCTGGACGTCCGTCCGGCTCTCGGCACGCATGTCGGCGGCCGTCTGCGAGATCTGATCGAGGTCCCACGCCGGCACGACCTTGTCGGCCGTCTCAACGTCGCTCGTCTCGATGATGAAATCGCGCATGCGGCGAAACAGCGAGGCGATGTTGTCAAACGCCCAGGCGGAGCGGTATTCGGAAAACTCCAGCTCGATCGCAACTTCACCTTCGGCAAACTCGATCGGCTTCAGGCCCTTGATCGCGGGCGGCTCAGCGCCGAGGAAGCCGACATGGCGAAGATGGTACTTGCCGGGCGTCGGGTTACCCGCCTGCGTGGGGTGATAGAGACCGGCCGAGCGTTTGTTGAACTTGCCTTCGCGCACCATTTCCGAAAACGTCGCGTCAACCTGCTCCGGGATCGCGACGAGAGTGCCCTCGCGAACTTCAAGCGACTTGATCCAGCCATAGGCCGGGCCGTCTTGTTTCGGATGACCAATGACGATCGGCGCCTGGTGAAGCGCCGGGTCGTAGCTCGATGCGATATCGGCGACATCGCTTTCAGCGAAAGTGAGCGTCTGCCCCTTCGCTGTCGTGTGGGTGCCTGTGCGGAAGATTTCGAACGGTTTCATGCCCCCATCTAAGGGAGCGGGACCAAGTCAGTCCCATTGCCAAAAATGGCAAGCGGCGTGCGTTCGGTACGCGATCCATGAATAACGCGGCTGAGTGGGTCGGGCAATAGAGGCAGGGTTCAAAATTGAAGCCGTTTTAAAGGCCACTGGCGCGTTTTGAGGGTCTGTAACGCGTAACCGGCCCTGAAGGATGCATGCGCGCATTCTGGAGCCATTTTTGAAAGACCCTTAAGGGCCGTTTGCAGCGTCAATGAAGTGGTCCTGAATGAGCAACTGAATTTCGTTGATGTCGTCGTCGCTGAAGCCGAGGAACTGACGCCTTGGCATCTTGACCGACTTTACGATGAAGGTCTGGCCGCCCATCGAGAAAACGAGTGCCACTCCGTTCTTCGGAACGATTGTGCCGCCTTCATTGTGGATGCGGGCGTATTCGGCATCCGAACCGATCTCCACGCCATCTTCTGCGGCCTGATAAACGATTTGGGAAAGACGCCGCGTTTCACCACGCAGCTTGCCAGGGCCTTTTTTCGTTTTTGCGTAGAGTGGATTGAGGTCCTTCCAGGGAATGCCGTCAGGATCGGTTTCGGTGATGAAGCGCCGCTTCGTTGCATCGGCTTCATAAGCGCCGATGTTCTTGTAGACCGACAACAGATTGCCGCCGGCCGCATAGAGCCGCTCCAGCGCTGAGACTGTGCTTGCGTCAGTGACGGTGATCGATGCTCCGGCCATTTTGCTCGTCCGTTGTTTTCGGGGCTGTAGAGTGCTATATTCAGATCGTCAGGTGGTTGAGGCATTCCGGTGCCCTCCGTAGATCACCCGATCAAGGCGCGGCCGGAAACCGCGCCTTTAACTTTTGCGGTAGATGAGCGCTCCCTTTCTGTACGCCTCGATATAGTTTTCCGTCGTGTCGAAACCCGTGATCGCCGTCCAACCGTTCTTCGTCCATTCAAAGCGGATGAACATGCTGCGGCCGTCATCCAGTTCGACGCGCTTCAGGTAGGCGCGCCGCAAGACGGTTCCCGATTTCACTGCTGCCCAGTCTACCCATATTTCGTCGGGCGACTGGATGGCCTCGGCAAGCAGGATGGCGTATTGCCCACGGCCCCGCTTGCCGCTCTTCAGGCCGACCACCGTGCCGTCCGGCATGCGCTGCTCGAACAGCGACCGGTCAATGCCGATGATGCCGCCCGATGCGTCGCGGTAGTATCCGGCCTGGTCAGCTCCGAGACCGAACTTTGCCAGGAAAGCCGACAGATAGTTTTCCGGGGTGTCGTTCTCCGGAAGGATGTCGGCGGGATCGGCCTTGGCGGGTTTGGGCAGGGGTGGCAACGGACGCGCCGGCGCTGGCGTTCCGATCGGCTGCAACGGCGCCTGCAGCTCCGTAGGAACAAGGCCGTGCTGCCATTCATGACCAACGTTGTATTCCCATCCGCGATCGATGCCAGGGATTCGCAATTCAGGCTGACCGGTGCGGGGGTCCGTGTCCTCGTAAGCGTTCAGCTCGGGCGAGGGATCAGGCCCGGCTTTGCCCATGCGTTTCAGATCTCGCTCAGACCGGCTCTCAACGTCGCAGAAGCAACCGAAGCCGTTGGGCGGAAACATGTAGCGCCAGGCAGGATCATCGGCGCGCAATATCATGCCGTTCCATGACAGATGGAGTTTTCGGGGATGAAGCGAACCTGAATGGATGTATTCCAGATAAGGGCGGTAGCGCATTACGTCCGGGTCGGTCAGCTGCTTCCAGCGTCCGGCCATGTAGGACGTGCGCATGTTGGTGGTGAAGATTATCTTCGATCGCCAGGCGCTGCGCTCTTCGTCAGTCTTCCCATGCGAGAAGTATTTCCAGCCATAGCGCTCTACGATCGTGTCGAAGTCCTTGCGAAAGTCGGCAAGGGACGTGCCCTGCGTGCGCGCTTTCTCGATCGCCAATCGGAAGTCGGAAAGCATGTCGTCGCGCGTGACACCAGAAACAGAAAACGCTCTGACGTGCGCGCCATGGCGCAGATCGTCAGATCGGCGCGTCGGCAGGTTGACCTTCTGCGCAATGAAGTCGATCGCTTCCTGGAACGGCAAATCAGCCATTGACGCTGTCCACGCCTTCGAACTGTGCCAGGAGCGAGCCCTGTTCCAGCGCGGCCGCGAGATCCTCGACGCCAAGCTCGCCCGACAAGCGCGCCAGCCTCAGAATCAGATCGTCGTAATCCTGCGCCTCGGTAAACTCGGTGCGGATGCGCTCGATCATCGCGTCGATCGCGGGCTGCGCGACAGTTTCAAGCTGGCTTGAAAGCTCCTCAACGACCCTTTGACCGCGCGCCGAAACGCTGTTGGGGTTCTCCGCAAACTCCAGATCGGCCGTCACCTGTGGTTTCGGTTGACCGTCCCCGGATGTCTCCAGTGGGTCGCGCTTTTCCCGTTTAACCCACTCACCGCCATAGGTTTCGTCGATGTAGGCGATATCGGCCGGCTCGTAGCCCATCTCATAGAGTTTCTTGTCGCGCTCGACTTTCTTGTCGAGATCCTCGGCCTCCGAGAAATCGCGCCACACATCTGGAAGGCGTGAGCCTGGATAGTTCAGTTCCACAATCCAACGGACGATCGTGTTCTTGATGGTGGCGCTCAGCAGATCGGAATCGGCCTTGGCAATGGCGATGCGGACTTCGTTATGGATCTCGCCAAGGGAGCGCGCGCCTCTTTCGCCGCTGTTGGTGGATAGCGTTTCGCCGAGCACGGCCTCGCTCATCAGCTCGTCAAGGTAGCGGCTCAACTTCTCCTGCAGATCGCCACCGCCGCCACGCGCTGCTTCCAGCAACTCCATCGTGACGCCTTCAGGTGTGACGACGCCGGTGTCGTTGGCGAGCCTGCGTAACGCCGCCTCAATCATGGCCTGGCGGTCCTTGTCGAACTCGCCGGTGTATGTCGCATGGACCGTTGGCGAGGCGTGCTTTTCCACGCCGCGCAGCCAGTGTGCTAGCACCTGGCGCTTGAACCATGCCGGCCAGTAAAGGACAGAACCGAGCCCGACGCCGTACGGATCGTCATCGTCATCGTCGATCGAATGCCGGTGGACGATGAATTTGCGATCGGGAACAGGCTCGCCTTTGAGATTATTCGCCCTGGTGAGCACGCGCAACGCACCGTCGATCGTCATGCGAAAGCGGCGCTGCTTCTTGATGCGCACTTGCTTGACGGTCCAGACGCCTTCGACGACATCCCACATGACCTCGCCGACTGCGAAGCCTTTCAGGACCGCACCGAGCAAACCTTTTGTCAGCTTGTCAAAGTCGAGGGCCTTTAGCTGCCGCTCTACTTCTTCAGCCGCTTTCTTTTCCAGCCTGGAGGGGTTCTCCGGGGGCTGAACCTTCCATTCGCGACTGACCACCTCCAGCTTGCGTTTTTGCAGAATGGCGAACGCATGGGGGTCTTTGCGGATCTCGTCGTAAATCTTCAGGCCGGCAACACCGCCACGAGCCGCAAGCACCTCGTCGGTCGGCTGCATGATGTCCTGAAAATGGGGGACGTAGGGGTCCGACGCGACGGTCGCGATTTCCTGTGTGATGAACGCGGCCATATTACATCCTCATGAAGTCGGCGAGATCTGCGCGGGGTACGAGTTCCCCAAGATCGCCGGTGTACTGTTCTGCGATTTTCGAGCTTTCGCGCTGCTCGCCAGTGGTGCCAATGCCGATCTCGCCGCCATCCTGCTCGCTGGCAAAGACAGCAAGCGCCCCGGCGATCGCTGCGTCGCCATGCCGGGGGAAGCCGTCTGCGCCCATTGTGCGCGCATCGTCGGGCACCTTGGCAATGCCCTTGACCATGGCAATACCGCGATAGTCGGCAAGAATATCGTCATCAAACGGAAGCTCGAATTTGTCATCCTCAAACCCCGCCTTCAGCTTCGGCATGTTGAGGATGTACCAGGACGAGCTAAGCTTGATTTCGCTGACGAAGCTCGCGCCGAACTTCTGCCTGCAGGCTTCAGCAAGAAACGCGCCGTTACCTGTGGCATCGAGCGCCGCATGGAAAAAGCGGGGCAGTCGCGACCGGATGTAGAACACGATCTCTTTCTGGCTTTCGAACGGAACGTCGCGGAGCTCCAGCACGAAGGGCGTCGCGAGCGACAGGTCCGGCCGAACTTGAAACGGATGTATGACCGACAAGTCGCCCGATCGACCAAAGTCCTGACCAAAGCCGGAACGCCATAAAGGGTTCAGCTCCTCGAGCAGCGGTTTAAGCTTCTCGTCGCAAAAGTCCTCGATCTCAGCTTTGCGGAGATCCGCAGGCCAGTCGACAAAGCCGGGAGGTGACTTCCACCGGATGACGGGAATATGCTTCTTCATCCTGGCGGCGATCAGCGTTCGGGGCAGATATGAGCCCGACGACTGCGATGGAATGCACCGCAATTCCTCGTCAGCGCCAGCGCCATAGGTTTTGTAGATGCCAGCGCGCCAAGCCGCTTCGCCTTCGGGAGACCATTCCTTGCCCGTCTTCAGGCACACACGCTGATAAAGCCCAAAGTTCAAGGCGTCATCAAAGGTAACGCGCACGACCTTGCCCGGACGCTTGCCCGCCCTGATATCCTCGATCAGCTGATTGAAGGGATTGTCCACGCCGTTGTGTGTCGAGATGACCAAGACTTTGCCGCCCCAGATCAACAGAGCCATAGCGGCCTTCAGCAGCTCCTCGGCCTCGTCGTGGAAAGCGAACTCATCCAGGATGACATAACCTTGCCGGCCGCGAAGCGATCGGGGCTTGGAAGACAGAGCGACGATCTCGAAGCCGCTGGCAAAAGTGATGCGAAAAGCCTTGATGGCTTTCTCTTCGCCCTTTCCCTGTTCGGTGAACATGAACTCCTGAACTTCGGAGCACGCCGGCGCGAAAGCCTTGGCCCACATGCCGCAGGTGTCAATGAACTCGCGGGCCATGTCGAGATTGTAGCCGAGATAAAGAACGTCCATTCCGCCTTCATTGCGGGCGAGGCCAGCCGTCAGCACCGCGTCGGCGCCTACGCCCCAGGTTGCCCCGACGCGACGGCTCTTATCTGTTGCGACGAGGTTGTAGGCGCTGGTGGCTTGGAGCAGCTCCTTCTGGTGCTGAAGGAGAACGTCCGGCAGGGACTTGCCGGAAAACTCTTCCGGCAACTCCTGCATCTTCTCTCGGCGAAACTTGATCCAGTCCTCTTCTAGGACCAGCGTGTTCGGGTCAAGGTGAGCGCTCAATTGCCCACCCCGAGAATGTTCCTCTTGATGTCTGCCGCTGTTTCACGCGTAAGGCCCTTGGCCTTGGCGACGGTCTCGACGGCCTGGTCGACCTTGTCGGCAAATTCCTTTTCGACCTTGATGCGGCGGTTTGTCGAAACTCCCTGCGCACGGGTGGCGGAGAACAAGGCGTCGGCGAGAGCTTTTGCGCTCTTTGGATCAAAGCCAGCTTCGCCGCCGTTGGTCACCAGTTCGAACACCAGTGTCTTGATTGCCTCCGACGCAATAAGTGTGAGGTCATCGGACGCGCCGGCGTCGAACTTGCTGGCGAGTGCCGTGGCGATCTCGCGTGTCTGGTTCAATCGCTGCGTAAGTGTCGCCAGTTTCAGGGAGTAGCGGTTGAACGCCGAAAATGAGGGAATGTCGATTTCAAGCTCGCCGCGATGTTCGCGATCGACGGCCTGAAGCTTCCCGACAAACTCCTCATAGATTTCCGTTTGCGTCCGATCGCGGCGCTGTAGTTCTTCTGCGGCCCACGTCACGACATGAGCGCAGGCTTCAGGCAGAAGCTCGATCCGGTTAAGCCTCCCGCGACCCTGTTTTGCCATGACCTTAAATCTCGCTGCGTGCGCTTGGGCGCAACACGCCCGGAATCGTGACTATCCCCTGAAGGTGATATTCACCCCGTTCAGCCAGTCGAGCGATCTTGACGGTGTCAGCCTGCACGATCGTGACCGCGTCCATATCCCGCAGGTAAACGAACTGCTGTTCCACCCACTCACGTGGCTTGTCGATGAGCAGGCGCTTCAAAAGATAAGCCTGCATTCTATTGGAAGAGATCGCCTGATTATCTTCCTTGGCAAGCTCCTTCAGGATGGCAAGACGCGCCTCTTCGACCATCAGTTTCTCCATTGTCATTTGTCAGCGTTCTCCAGCAGGTACTCCTGTAGGCGGTGATTGGTGGAGGCGATCGGCTTCAGCTTTTCATCCATGGTGTCCAACCGACCAAGCATCCGCTCCAGTGTGATTTCGAGACGATGCGTCGTTTCTCGATCCGGCATATGCGTGAGGTCGTTTTCGAGTTTCTGGATGCGGCGATCGTGGTTGATGAGCGTGGTCTCCGCTTTCGCCATCCGCTCGGCGAGCTTCTTCTCGCCTTCGGACATGATGTTGCGGACGGCTACAAACAGGTTAAGCGACGACAGCGCGAGTGCTACCAGGGCGGTCAATAGTGAGAGATCGAAAGTCATCTGCTGTTCCTCTCAAAAAGAGTTTGGCAGAAGATACAACGTGTGGCGGAGGGCAAAGCGATCCGTCGTTCACGCGCGATGTCATTGCCGCAGTCTTCACATTCGGGCGTGCCGGGCGTCCGCAGGGATCGGGAAACGGCCGATATCGACGCCTCGCGTTCCTGCTCTGCTCTGTCGGATGCGAGATCCAAAGCAGCGTTGCTGCCGAAATTCATTGTTTAGTTTCCTGTGCCGGCATGTTGTCGATCGCGGCAACCGCGGCGGACCGGCGGGCATCGCATGAGATAATTTCAGTTCTGTCCGCGTCCCAATACTTCTGCACCTCGCGCTGATTGAGATCGCGGTCTGGAACATCCCCTAAAACGCAGGGAACGCGAGACGCCGGCGGGATTGAGGGTCTCGCGGCGGCGCGGTATTCGATGGGAGCCTTTGCCTCAGTGAGGGAGCAGGCGGACGCGATCGCGGCCAAGGCCGCAACGATCGCCATTCGGCAAAGCCGCATTCTTGGTCTCCACTTCTTCTTTTCGAGCGCGCAGCGCATCCAGTTTGGCGGTGGTGTCGCGCTCCAGATTGAGCGCGTAGCGGGCTTGGTTAGCTTCCGCCTCGGCAGCTTTCCTGTTTGCTGCCTCGATACCCGCAGTCCAAAATGCATCACGTTCCGAGACTGTCCTGGTGACGGCATCATCGACCATGCCATTAACCGTCTTGATGGTGAGCCAACCGAGGAACAGCGCGGCAAGGATCAGGAGCAGCACGATGATAAGAGGCCGAGCCGCCTTCAAAAGCCAACCTTCAATCATCGTGCAGGCTCCCCTTCATCCGGCTGGTCTCGCGGTAGATACGGCGGGACAGAAGGCGTTGTCGGTTCGGCGCTGGCAGTGGCCTCGAAATCCTTGCTGCCATAGTGGCGATGAACGCCGAGCATTGCGGCGATCAGGGTCAGCAGCGCAGGGATGACGTAGCCAGACATGCCAACCGCCTCGGTAGATCCGCAAAGCGCGCCGACGATCAGCAGATAGATTCCGCCCCATGAGGCCCAGAACGAGCCCCAGAGATAGCGCTTTGAAGTGCCGTAAGATGGTCTCAAGATCAGGCCTCGCTCTTCGAGGAAGCCGCGCCGCCAGGCGTAAGGAAAACTCTTCCGCCGATCGGTGCTTCGCCTGTTGCCGGCCAACGGACGCCACCCTTTTCGAGGCGATCTTTTGGGATGCGCTTTATGGAGACGGCGTTGTCCTGGTTGGCGCCGAGAACATGGAAATCGGTGGTGTCTTCACCGAGGTAGTAACCGACATGGCCGCCGCCCTTTCGGCCGAATACGAGGATCGCACCGACGCGGGGTTCAATTTCCTTGCCGAACTTCTTCCAGTTGAGCGCCGCGAGCGGGTTAGCCGGCATGGGCTCTTCCGGCAGAGTGGTCGCGATGTTGTTCGCAACAAACAGCCCGCACCAGGGCGTGTCGTCGTTGGTGTACCAGGACGAGATCCAGCCGCCGAGCTTCTTTGCAAAACCGAGAATGATCGGGTTCGACTTAGGGCCGGGGATTTCCTTCACGCCAAGATAACGGCGGGCGTCTCGCAACCAGACAGGCTCGGTGATTTTCGGTGGCACTTCGGCGACCACGAGATCAGGCGTGGTGCCGTCTGGCTGACGCTTGGCAACGAGCCGAAGCGCGATCACCGTTTCTTCGTCAGCTCGGCCGGTTTGCTTGAGACCCCGGCTGTACTGAAAACGCTTCAGCGCTTCGATATACTGACGGCCTTCAACGCCGTCATAGGCACCGGCGTATGCACCGGCGTCGCGCAGCTTGCCGATCGCCCATTCGCCGAACGTCTGAGTTGTCATTAAAAAAGCCCCTTAAAAGGGGCTCGAAGTGTCCCCGTCGTGGGGACTATTGGCGGTTTCCACGGGAGATATCCCATTGCCAAAAATGGCAAGCGTCAGAACAATTCGCCCTGGCGATCGTTCTTTCTTCCCCGCTTTTTCGCGTGGTTACGAACGGTGTTGAAGGAAACACCCGTCTCCTGAACGATCTGGTTGATTGAATAGCCTTTGTCGAGCAGTTGAGCAATCACCTGGGCCCGGTGAATTTTCTGGCCGCCCAAGGCTGCGGGGATGACGATGTGTTTGCTGCCGAACGCCTCGCCTAAGGCAAGTGCCGCTTCATGGCCGACGAGCTGAGAAAGCCAATGGTCCGCAGAAGGGACTTCCGGAATATAGATTTGTAGCCCCGCCTTTTCGCGGCCAAGTATGAGCGCCGCCCGCTCACCCGCAACATCTACGATGCGGTTGAGCAGCGGTGTCATGTAGGCGCGATCGGGCGTCTGTGTCATTTGCCGTCCTTTGCAAGAGCGGCCTTCTCTCTGCGGAGTTGCGCACCGAACCAGTTCATGACCGTGATCCACTCCGCGTCAGTGAGATCGCGATAGCTCGGACGCTGATTGACCAGCTCGGTAACGATCGGCCAGAAGTCGCCCGGCGCGCGCCGACGCCGCCATTGCGCGACGGCAATCTTGTAGCCGTGGCTTTTCTGGTGATCGGCACAAAGTTCGGGATTGCTCCAGACAACGCCATATCGCGCCAGCATCCCCTTCAGCGCTTCGATGACACTCGCAGCGTCTTCAGGCGTGTGGACGAAGCGCATATCGGAGATCGCGGGCAACTGGCGGCCCATGGCGAACGCCTCAAGCGCGACGTCTCGCCTGTCGTCGATGATTCCGAGGTTGTAACAGGCGATCCAGAGCGCGCGCATCTTTGGCAGGTACTTGCCAGACAGGCGGTGCTTGCCGTCGCGGCCGTCGTGGCGGAAAGCAACCGACTTCGGTTGCGCGCCGCGCAGACTGACCAGCACCTTCTGCCGTTCAGCCTCTGTCATTTCCGTGGTCGATGTTTTGCCGGTCAGGTGCTGCAGCTTGAGACGGTAGGTGTCATCGTCCAGGCCGAGCTTCTTCTGTTCGATCTTGATGGCGGCGATCGTCTTGCTCATAGCGAAAGCCCTTTTGCTGCCGTGTCGGCAATTGTCGTCAGGCAAAAATCCATCTTGAAGTGAACTTGGCCCTGATCATTCTCGGGAGAGGTGACGCGGGCGTAAATCTTGCCGTCGTTGTTGAAAACGAAGCAGCCCAGGTCCTGATATTCTTTGATCAATGCCGAAAGAATTGGCTCGGCTTCAAACGTCCTCGACATCGCAAACTTCCTCGGTCTTGGGGTTGGTGGATTTGAAGACGGGGATGAAGACGCGGACATAGACCAGCTTGACGCTCCAGCCTTCTGCCTGTGCTTTCGCCCAGGAGGCATCGCGCGTCTTCTTGACGGGAAAGCGCGCGGCAATTGCTGCGTTTCTGGTGCCGCGAACCGTCTTCGGCAGTAACCTGCCGCTCGGGCTGCACAAAGTGTAGCCCTTGCTGAAAGCGGGCGGGATCTTCTGAGCATTCGTCATAGCAGGCGAGGCTCCTTCGTGCGGCGGTGCGGACCGCGCGCCAGACGTTCGAGGAGTATCTGCTTGAACTGCCTGACGGCCTCCACCGCCTGGAGATCAGTCTCGGCTTCAGGAACGCCGGGAACCAGTAGCGTCTTCCCATCATAAGCATGCCGTGCGCAGACGCCGAGAACGCGGTTGAGACGACGGCCGTGGCCGCTCACGAGTTGAATTGCTCCACTTGGAACGCGGCGGGAAACAAACACGAGGCCTGATCGCCAGCAAACGATATGTCCCATCATCGTTGCCCTCCCGCGAGCGCCTTTGCCCGGCGGTACAGGCTCATGATCGAAGTGTGATCACGTCGCATGAAGCGGCCAATTTCCGGATAGGATTTGCAGAGCACGTCTCGGAAATGAACGATCATTTCCATTCTAATTCGGACAAGCCACGGGTATTGCATGTTGCTGCGAACCTGCCGAAGCGTGACCTCAGGGTGCCTTTTTAAAATGAACATCGACGCATCGGCCATCGTCTCAAGGGCCGCATATTCCAGCGGGCTAATGAGACGTAGATAGCCGTCGACCCGGTTCGTCTGGATGAGGGTGATGCTGATTCCTGTCGGGGCGGTCATCCCGCACCGCCTTCCGGCACAGCGACGCCAGTGCTTAGATGAGGCTCGGCGCGCGAGAGGATCAGCGACAGCTTTCTCATATGCTTTGTACCGCCACGGTATTCCTCGGCGCATTTTGCGCAAAACCGCGTGCCAGCACTGTCTACGAAAATCTCCTCCGCCCGGTATGCGCAGCAGTCAACGTCTGAGGCGTACCACTGGCATGTCAGGCAGAAGTAAAGCGCGCGCTGCGCGTCTGTTAGCTCTTGGTCTGCTTCCACCCTCTTGATGACCGCGTAAATCTCCTCGATAACCGATGTGTCCTTAATCGCGCCGTTAAAAACCTCATCGACCACGCGGGCCAGTAACTCCCTTGGGATAACCGTGATCATGCGGCGCAACCTCTCCAAAACAGGCCGGCGCCTGTCACTGCTTTCGCAGCGACTGGTTTAGGTTGCAGCCGACTTCCAGACTCACGCGAAAAGTGGGACACCTCCGTCGAGTGGCGCTGACGGGGGATGTTATGAGAGCGAGCAATAAGAAGAGAGTCATGGTTCTCGGGGCCCTCGTGCTGATAGCTACGATTATCCTGCCAGTACTGTTTGGAGCGCCGAGGGGGATTGAAGGCCAATCGGGCGGGGACCCATGGCGCAACATCATATTCGATTTTCAGACGTTGCTGACGGGCCTGCTGGCAGTCGGAGCGGCTACTTGGACGGTTATGACCATGGAGCGCACGGATAGAGCGGCCGAACGAAGGCACCAAGAGTTGGTTAAACTCTCCCTCCGTGCTGATCGTCTGCGGGTCGAAAGAATGCTCTATCCGGGGATGCTTGAGCTTCAAGTTCGATTCACAGAGTTGGCCGACGTGCAGTTTGATGTTTTGGAAAGCAAACTGGAGAGCGATACCCGCGATGTTAGCGCTGTGTTGAGGCGGATGATCAAGGTAGTGCACGAAGTTCGCGATATTCTGAGAAGCGACGTCTTCGTTTCCGCGCGTGATCTTTTTGACGGCCTCCTTACCGCTCAAGATGATGACCTGATGCGGCTGTACCAGTCGCATTGGGCGGCCGCAAATCGGTGTTTCAACTCTTGTCAAACTCTCTTTAAGGCTGTGAGGACCGAGGACAGGCACTATATTGGCGTTGCAAAAAGTGAGGCGTCGGAGCTTATGGCTCGCCTCCGTGAGGACCACGAAAGGTTGGTCGCGAACTTCAGTGCTTTGCTTCGAAGCTTGGAAGATATGCGTGAAGAATACGGAATTCATTCAACCACTCCTTGACTACGCCTTCGCCAGATCGATCGTGATCGCCCGCCACTCATCGTCGAGGCTGTCCCGCTGGTAGAAGCGAACGTATTCCTTAGAGCCAGTGACGCGGATGGCATCACGAATTGCCTCCATCGCCGTCTTCCAGCGATCGTCTTGGATCTCTAACTTCAGCAGCATGAACACGTCGGCGCGGTTTACCTGTCCTTCCTTCTCGGTGTTGAAGGCGCGGGTCACGATCGACTGAATTTCCGGCCGGCTGTCCGCGCTCCATTCGGTCAGGCAAGCGTCGATGAGGGATTTTGCCACCTGAAGCTCCGGGCCGAAGGTGATGAGATCGGAAACTTGCACTTGAATTTTCATCAGGCCGTCATAGGTCTGATAGGTGCGGTTGCCCTTCTTTCCGCCGATCGTAACGTTGTACTTCTCTGCCAGGAGCGTATCGAGCGCGCCGAGGTCAGCAGCGGTGTGACCGCGAAAGCGGGAGAGCTGAGCATTGAGGTTCAAGGCGAACTCAATGCACTTGCGAACGGTCTGGTCTTCCAGCTTGTACTGGTCTTTGACATTCGCGACGGGATCGAGCCCGCCCTTGGCGTTGTTCATGAACTCCCGCCCATTGAGGACGACTACGCCTGGCTTCGCACTTTCTTCGATGATGACTGACTGCATGGGTCTAAACCTCATAATTTTATGTGGGACGGGGGATCAGGCGGCGTTGCCGCCTGGAGGGGACGGCGGCTGCGGTGTCGTCGGGCGTAGCGGGAAAGGCACCACGACGCTGCCTTTCGGCTTTTCCGGTCGCATCAGCTCGAGAACTTCCTCGGCGTCGCGTGTAAGGTGCTTCATCAGTTCCAGCTGATCGGCTGCTGCGCGGCGATTCCACTCAGCCTGAGACCACGCATTTTCAAGCTTGCTTGCCGCCTCGGCGATGCGCCCGAGATTGTAAACCAGCAGCGCCGAGGTCTTGCGGCCCAGGTGAACATGGCCCTTTTCATTTAGGGCGTCTCGCAGATGCTGCTGTAAATCGCGGAGCATGTCGGAAACGCAGTCGGGTGCTTTACTCATGGCGTTTTCCTCCGAAGTTGGGACGGATGACATTCGCGCCGGCTGCATCCAGCATGCCCGCAAGCTCGCCTGTCGCCAGCTGCTCAGCAGTGGCCGCAAGGCGCACTCCTGCCTCGCTGTCGCGGAGGATCGAAACCTCAAGCTCCAGCAGGCCCGCCTCTTTGGTCAGAAGCTTCAGCGTCTGTGCAACCGTGCGCGCCGAGAGCGCATCCAACACGAGGGTTTCGTCGGGCTGCATCTTCTCGGCTACCTGGAAGACTGCAGCGAGCTTTTCGAGATGCAGTTTCAGGGAGGATTTCGTCATAGGACGTCCCCCATGTTGCGGTTCTTCCAGGCGGCCTGCAGATAAGCGAGCGTGACGCCCTCTTCGCCGTCGCCGATCGCGGCCATGGAGGCGGCTTTCATCGTGCGGTCGATCAGGCGCAGCGCGCCGGCCTTGCTGCCAATGCCAAGCAGGAATTTCTCGCAGTCTGGATCGGTGACGCCCCAGGCCGCGATCAGCATCTTTGCATCACCGACCGGGTCACGTTCGCGCTGCAGCAGCTTGTCGAAGCGAGAGAGTACCTGCGCACGGCTTGCTACCGATCGGCCCTGGTCTTTCACAAAGGCAGTTGCGGTGTGTTCGTTGCCCAAAAGGGCGATGCCGCATTGGTAGTTATCGACAAAGTGCCGCAGCTGGTTGACCGCGTCAGGCGTCGCATTCTGCGCCTCGTCTATGATGAGGATCGATCCTTCGCCGACCCTGCGCAGCTTGTTGCCGATCGCGCGGACGAACCTTGCGGGGTTATGCTCCTGGACGTCGATCGCGGCGCAAAGCTCGACGAGCATGCCGTGAACGGTCTTGGTGTTCGGGCTGAGCGTCGCCATGAAGGCGTGCGGGCGGGTCGCGCAAAAGTAATTTGCTGCCGCTGTCTTTCCGCTGCCCGAGGCGAGCGTAATGGCAGTGAAACCCGCCGACACCTGTGTGAACAGCAACGTGTTGAACACATCCATGCCGACTGACGTGCGCTGGAAAGGTGGCGACACCGGCATCTGCGCGGCCATGTTCTGGCTTGCCTCGATCGCATCGAGCCAATTGGCGACCAGCTGATTTTGGTTCGCAAGAACGCCGGGATATTTGCCGCTGAACCACTGTGAGAACGTACCGTCTGGAATGCCGGTCCGTCGTGAGACTTCAGCTTTGCTCCAGCCGTTGGAGCTTGCAATGCTGGCGACGCCGGCCGTCAGCTTGCGCCATAGATCGACTTCTGGCGCCGGATGCTTCGTTAGAAACTCGGCGACTGGATTGGACTGTTCCCATGCATTTGCGGGGGATGGCTTTTTCATATAAGGTTCCTCGTGTTCAAGTTTGGGGCGGCCTTTTGGCCGCTCTTTTTTTCGCCCTGTTTCGGCGGAACCGTACGCACTACTTTTCGGCTCTTCTCTTGCGGGTGGACTTGCTGCCCACCTCGTTTTTCCCTGTCGGGAATGGGATTATCGCGCTCTCGCCGCCCGCAACACGGGCTAGGCCTCTCGCGAAAATGTCTTCGTATTGATCCTCGCTCACAGCATCGACGGGCGCAGGCGCATGGGCCAGATTGCCAGTAACAAGACGGGTGACGACGGGACGAACCGGCTGTTCCGGTGGTTTGCGAGCTGCTGACTTGCGGCCCTTATCCATGATCTCGCCAAGCTCGATCGGCGACAGCGCAGCGTTGCTTTTTGCCACCGCCGCAAGGTTCTTCTGGTGGGTCTTGCGGGCCTTCTCGTGGGTGCGAGCGGCCGCCGTGTCATTGAAGCCAGTCATGCCCAGGCAATCGGCATCGCAGAGGAAACGGCCTTGCGGATCATAAACCTTGATCGGTTTGTGCAGGTCGGCCGGATCAAACCGCACGGTGAGCTTCTTGCCGATCCATTGATTGAGGGCGGCGTTCCAGTAGCGGTTGCCGTGCATGTGGATCGCGCCGTCTGGCTTGCGGGCCGTGATTGCGACAGCAGAGAGCATCCAGAGAGAGCGCTGCGCGGTCGAGGTGTAGCGAACAATCGTGGACGGGTTCGCAAGGCTTGCCGCAAACGCATCGTTAAAGCTTGTGCCTTTGGCTGTCTCGGTCTTGCGGCCGGTTCGGCTGTTGTGTTCGTCGATGCAAGCGGCCACATGCTTCTGCAGCACTTCGAGCGGTACGGCGCTGGAGCCGTAGTTTTCTGGCTTAGCGTCGGGCTTGTTGCCTGTGTAGCAACCGGACATCGACGGGTGCTTGGAGATCTCCCCGGCAAGATCGCGCCAGGCGCGCTCGATCGGCTTCGACTGACCGGAGTATGGCTTGACGAAATGCGGCGTGATATCGAGCGTCTGCAGGAGGCCCGCGACCTCATCTTCGGTGATTTTGAAGCGGTTGCGGCTCTTCGCCCCGCCCGAAATCATCTTGGAGGCAAAGGCCCGGCCGTTATCCATGTAGATGTGGTAGGGGATCGCGCCGTCATGGTTCTCGATCATCGACCCGATGCAGGTCCGCACCGCTTCCCACGTTTCCGATTCCGCGAGCGTCCAGGAGAGCACCTTGCGAGAATACACATCCTGAATGCCGATCAGCGTGAGGCGAACCGGAGTGGCCGACCAGGGAACGCGGACGAAGAGATCAAGCTTGTGGCCGTCCGTGTTAACGATCTCCAACGCATGCAGTCCAGCGACCGAACGCTGTTGCGCCGGAAACAACTGCTTCGCCTTATCCTTGCCTTCGCGGGCCACGATCTGCGCGGCCTTCGGAACCTCGACATCGAGGCGGCGACGTAGGGAACGCTCGGACGGTATCGGCTCTAGCTTCTGATCCTGGGCGACCATCATCATGCGGCGGTAGCAGCTGCTGAAGGACGGGCGCTCGGGACGCATGAAATCCGACTTCAGGATGTTCCACGCGTCGGGATGGCATGCGCCGATCTCCGCGACTTCTCCGTCCGCGCTGGAGGAGAAGGAAGGGGCAAGCGCTGCAAGCCAGTCTTGGCGGGAATGCCCTTCGGTAAGCTTGCGCCACTCGTAGAAGGTGGCTGGAGCGATATCGGCCTTTCGGGTGATATGCCCTACGGCGTCCTTCATGCTGATGTTGGACGCGCGCAAATCCTCGACCTCCAGAAGCACCTTTAGGCGAGCTTTGCAGATCTCTTTATGGGCGGTCGAAAGAGCTTCAAACCGCTGCCAAAGCATCTTTGAGGACTTCGAGCGGCGGTTATCGTCTGGCACTTCCGTGTTCATGAACACGAGTTTCGCCTGCGCTGAAGGCGGCAAGAATGAGAAGTGATATTCAAACCCGCCGCCGAGCCCGACACGCTGTCGAGCGCGCGTTGTGGAACGGACGCCGGAGCGTGCGATGAATTGCTCAAGCCCCTGACGGGAGCCGGGGACACCCGGCAAAGCCGCCTGTGCCAGTTCGGCGGATGTGAACCACTCTTTCCTCATTTGCGGCCTCGCCGAATGTGAACCGGCGTCGCCTGCAGAACCTTCAGTTCCTCCGCGAGCTGGCGTTGCTCCTGACGAATTCGGGCGATCTCCGCGAGGCGTGCCTCGTCACCTTCGAGCAGCAGCAAACCGTCATCGGAAACGACGACATCCCAAAGCCATGGCGCACCAGTGGCCCGCACAAACGCCTTGAACCTCGGCATGCTGATATCGTGGGTTGTCTTGCTCTCGGCCGTGTAGGCATCGAGTGACGCCTTTGAGACTTTGTCGAGGTTCAGATAAAGCGCCATGCGTGCCGCGATCGTGTCGCGGTCGTGAGGGCATTCGCGGATGGCTCGGGCCATTTCGCGTTTCAGGTTCGAACGGAAGCGGTCAAGGTCAAGCGTCTCGGACGCGGTGCGCGTCGGAAAGACAGCCTGCTTGAAGAAGTCCATTTGCTTGGGATCGCGTTTCATGCGGCCTCCTCGCGGATCGCCGTCATGAGCGCGTCGGGCTTGTCAGACATGCCGATCTGCTCGAGGAAGGCGTCGCGTGTTTCTTCGCTCGCCTCGTCCCAGGCGGCGATGAGATTTGAAAGAACGGTGGATTGAGATTTGAACGCGGGTGTCGGAACGATCGCAGGCGGCTTTGTGAAGCTGAGAGCCAACTTTACGTCCGGGTTCACCTGGAGCGTCTTGGCAACCTTGATCTGATCTTCCGGGGGAAGCTTGACGAGTTGCAGAAGCTGAGACTGATCATTCTCAGCAGTGGTTCCGCGAACGGCCTGGCGAAGGATAGGGTCGAGCTTAGAGCCGATCGTCACCGCGCGCTTGTACGTGTCGTGACTGATGCCAAGACGCTCCTGCACGCTCTCAGACAAGGCGCGGCCCTTGGCAAAAACAGGTGCATCGTGCGCCTGTTTTTCAGGCCGTCCGCCCTTCGGATTGATCTTGCCGTGCTTCTCTTCCCAAAGCTCACGGTACTTCATGACGAAGATCGCGCGATCGAGCGGGTTCAGCTCGTTACGGTAAAGGTTTTCGGAGATCTCCAGCAGTTGCGCCTCGACGCCATCCGCTTTGACAACAATGGCGTCGATCTCGGCCCAGCCGAGCAGTTTGGCGGCAGTCGTGCGATAGCCACCCGCGACCAGTGTGAAAGGCGTACCCTTCTTGGCGGGTGTGCGGCGGATCATGATCGGGCTGATCTGCCCGTGTTCGGACATCGAGGCGGCAATGGCCTCGGCATAATTGTTATCGATCGGGCGCAGGCGCTCGCCGATGAAGATTTCGGAAATGGTAGCGCGGACAAACTCAGCCATTACGCTGCACCCCGCTCTTCGGCAGCTTCCTGCAGCGCAGCCATGAAATTGTCTTTGGCGCGGGCGCCGATGCGCTCGTAAGCGCGATCAAAGAGCGTTTCGAACCGACGTTCTTCTACGGTACGAACCGCCTGCATGACCGTCCAGCGCGCCACGCTGAGCAGCGCGACGAGGCGACGACGCGGCACGCCGAAATCGATATGAAGGACGTAGATTGCCACCTGCCGCGCCAGTTTGGCGTCAAACATGTCTGCGGGGGGATTGATGACGTGACGAAGGGGAAGATGGTTGAAGTGGGCGCGGCTGGCGCGAAAACTCGCCGAGATCATCGCCTGCAGTCGTTCTTCTTCGGAATACGGGTTGATCATAAATGCTCTGGCTCTGCTGCTGGAAGAAGATGTTTGGGTGATGCCGGGGCGAACTGGAGGGGATGGTTCGTCCCGGCATCGGGCATCGCTCCCTGGGGGCGCGAAGCGATGTTTCAATCAGGCGCTGGAGGTCATCCGCCTCGCCAATGCGCGGCAGAGCGCCGGCTGCATATCCATCGTTATGATGTCGAGCAGCTGATGCTGCTGTTCGTCAGACGCACGATCGATGAGGATTTGGAGCGCAGTATCGAGGGCGTTCGAGGTCGGATTGGCAAATATGCCTGGGCCCTCGGCTTCGAGGAGTTGCCTCAGAGCCTCCGCAACGATCGTGTCGTCGGTAGTCAAGGACATTGGGCTGAAGCCACCTGCCATTTTTGCTTCAAACAGGCGATCGGCGGCCTCCACAATGTCACGAGCATGTTTCAGCCCGTCGAGACCGGTTGCGGCGTGATCGACTGCACAAGCAACAGCGAGCGGCTGCTTGACGATCGTGGGCTTGGTCGCGCCTTTGCCGGACAAACCTCCAACAATGGCCTCTGAGAAGTGCGGACGCTCGATCAGCCCATTCTTGACGCGGGCATACCAGTCTTCGAACTCGGCATTGGTCGGACCTTCGATGTCCTTGGAACGGAGCGTGTTGTTGAAATGAGTAGACGATTCTTTCAGCGTCCAGGCCTTCTCGACGATGTTGTCGAAGATAGACAGAACAGCAGCTTTGCCGCGCGTCGGGACGCGGTCAAAGAATGGAACGACGGTATGATTGAGAACAGCATTCATTGTTGAGCTCCAAGGCGGTTGATGATGAGGAAAAGGGCGGCCGAAACGCCTGCGAACGCAGGTACAAAAATCAGCAGAGTTTCGGCCCACCGGCACAGCGAGCACCGTGCCGGAATGAAAATCGGGGTGGCAAATTTGCCATCACGTTTGGTGATTGTCCGCATCCGGCCGATCAGCGATGGTCGGGGTGTGGCGCGGATCGGAGATTGGGTCTGACAGCCGGGACGGTCGATCAGTCTTGCACTCAGGTGCGGCAGGCTAGAGCAGCGATCGCGATCCGTGCCACGCATCAAGCGGCGTCCTGATGAGAGGTTTCGCGGCTCGCGGCGCGTCGCTGTTCCATGGTCGGGAGGCGTGCATAATTTTCCGGCGGCTGCGGAGTTTTCCGCGTCCCATCCGAGAAGTAACGAGTTCGCCAAAGGAGGTGCGGGCGTGTTTTGAGAGCGGCGGCTAAAGCTCGCTCACCCTTGGTGTTGGGCTCTAAAAGCGTCCTGCCTGCTATGCCGGTTGGTAGGCCATACAGCCTGTCCACATCCCGGAGCGTTAACCCTGCATCGAAGAGGCGATCTTTGATGCGTTTCACTTCCTTGAGGCGTAGCTTCGCCATTGCCGTTGACGACCCGGTGTCACGGTGCATATTTGGTCCTTAAAGTTGAGGGGAAGGCTGGCAGGCCTTCTTTTTTAGTAAACGCAAATTCTTTATCTAAAGAAAGAGGTATCGCAAATTATGGTGATTTACAATGGCGAAATCGCAAATAATTGCGTTAACTCGCGATGAGCATGGAGTTTGATTATTCGGACGTCATCGCGCGTATTTTAACGTTTAAAAAGGAAGATGAGACTGAGGGTCAATTCGCGGCTCGCCTGGGGATTTCTGCAAACACGTGGACAGCATATAAGCAGGCTAAGCGATCGTTCGGCCTCCACGAGATCGCAACAATTTGCGATGAGCTTGGGGCGGACGTCCATTGGGTCCTGTTTGGGCACTATTCCTCGCAGGTGATCGACAAGGCGATAAATTCCGGTTTGATAATCGCCGATCTAGTGATGCTGCCAATGTACGATGTTCAAGCGTCGCTCGGAAACGGTCTAATTGCGATGGATGACTTGCCGTCTAGTGAAGTGGGCTTTCAGCGGCAGTTCTTGTACAACATTGGAGGCAGCCCTGATCATTGTTATCTGTTGGAGGCGCGTGGGGATTCGATGTGGCCGACCATCCCCGATGGCGCGATCCTAATTGCAGATAGGTCTCAGACGGAAGTAGATGACGGTAGAATTTACCACTTCAATGTGAACGAGAGAGTCGTCGTCAAGCGAGCAAGATGGCGCATGGACGGGAGATTGTATCTCACGTCTGACAACGTCGCCGCTGGCTATCAAGACGAGAGCTTCGCCGTCGATCGAGTTGATGATCTTGTTGTAGGGGGGCGCATAATTTTTGTTGGTCATGCTCCGCTACCCATGATGTCGCGTCTCTGAGGTCGCTGATGGAGAACATTATATCAGCGTGGAGCTTCCTGGGGGATTTGAAGCCCGCTCAAGCGACAATCGTGGGTAACGCTGTCGGTGTTTTTCTCGGCTTTTTCTCGCTGGTGGCCGGCGCATTAATAAATGCGAGCCTCAACAGAAGGCGGGATCGATACCTACATGAGTTCGAGCAACTGAACGTGCTAAGAGCGATTGTCATTGAGCATGCGCAAATTTCCACCATTCTGCGCAAGCAAACCCAGAGGCTCAGGGATTTCAACGGGACAGACGATTTTGTGACGGTGTTGAACCCGTCGTCGTTAACGATAGTGCAACAGAACAATCTTTCAAAATTACAGATTTTACCGGGAACTACGATTGGGCCAATCACCACATTCTATTATGGCCTGAAAGAGCATGAACATAACGTCCAGGCTCACGACATGGAATTGATCGCGAATGCTGACGGAACGTTCAAATCGGTAAGCCTTCATCAGTCAAAAATTCCAGACATGATTAGGCTCAACGAGAAGTTAGATCGCCACCTTGGTGAGGGGTTGGCCGAATTGTACCCGGTTCTTACGAAACTAGAGCGTCGCTTCGGTACAAAGTTAAAAGACGTCGAGCAGATCACGCGGGTGGGCTAA